CACCACTACCGTCTGTAAATTTAAAACGCGAGTATACTTTTGTAGTACCTGTTCCATTGCCAGTTCTTTTTGAATTAGCCATTGTTAGCGTTGGCGCATTTATTGGTCCTAACTTTGCTACAGTAATATCGTTTTCTGTAAAAGCAACACTATTAAAAGTTGTGTGAGTATTAAAATCTGTAGAACCAGATTTAAATGAAGATATTTTTATTTTTTTAGGTTCATGTTGGTTGTCTGTCCATAATAACAAGCCGTTTATAATATTAACACCTGTGATAGGATAACTTGAACTAAAATTTAGTATACTATTTTTATCAACTAATATTGGTGCTATAACACCTGTTGATTCTGTATATTCTGCTATACAACTAACTCCTGTTGCAGCTATAAACCAGTATATTTTATTATTTTGATAATCTATTATTGATCCTATACACGTGGGATTAGTTAAATCATCAATAGCATTTGATACATCATCCCATCCAGTTGCAGATAAAACTTTTGTGTTAGCGTCATATGTCTTGCCTACTAATTTAGTATTACCTAAAACATTTTGTACAGCGCCTACGTCAGACCCTTCTGATGTAGATATTTCTATATTTTCTGCATTTCTATATTCACCGTTAGGAACTAGCCTTTCGTCTAGATCCTTATTCATTTTACCGGCTCTAAAATGATGTTTTAACTCTGACATATTTTATTAATGTTTAATCTGTTTCGATTTTCCTCGCATTATTTGAGTTAACTCTTCAGCTTTTAAATTAGACAATCTAAGTTTAGCTTTTCTAGTTTCTGCAAATCTTTCTTTTTTATACTGCTGTATTAAAAATGGTGGTGTATTAGCTCTTGTTGATAAAATAGCATAAGCAATATATTTATACATAGCTTCTTCTGCTAACTTGTGTACTTGCATCTCATCATCAGTACCTAAGCTATCACTTATATATTTTAAAGTAACAGTTTTAGCGCTTAAATTTGAACTAAAATGTATTTTACCTTTTAATGGATCAATGTAAAAACTTCCGTTATTTTGTGCGTATTGAGGATCAATACCATATCTGTTACCTATATTTAAATCCTGCAAGTCTTCTCTAATATTTCTTTTAGTATCAGTAGCATCTTCATTAGTGTTGTTTTTATAATTACTCCAAGTATCTGAATTTTCTGCTGATAAAACTTCACCAGTTGTTTCATCAAATAAATAATTGTAATTATCATCTTGTAATAAAGCTTTTGGATTACTTGTTTTACTAGCTGGATATATAATATGCTCTATACCATCATCACTTCCCATCCACGATAATTTAACATAGTTTACGTAGTCATGCGGTAATTTCATAACTAATGTAGGCGGTATTTCTATTTCTTGTGATTTTTCTGATCTAAAAGTATCATAACTCATTTCAGCTAAACCTCTTTGTGCGTGAAAAGCAACTAAGCTTCTTGGTGTTTTTGATATTATACGATCTTCACCAACATATGATATTAAAAAGTTATTAATAATATCTTTTAGTTTTATGTATTGATAATTACCAAATTGCTCAGCAACGTCTGTTTGTTTAACTATTAAAGTCATGCCAGCTAACGGCGCTCCATTGCTAGCTTGTATTGTTGAATCGTAATCTGTAGAAGAAAACGTTAAAGTAGGAGATGAATAACTGTAGTTAGAACTTGATACTTGTTTGCCATTTATAAAAACATCAAATTGAGTTTCAGCTGTAGGTAGTGTACTAAAATAAGCAGTTGTTAATGTAAATGCTACAGTACCGCTACTACCAGAACCATTAATTGTTTCACCCCAAGCACTTTGACTTTGATTGTAATACGACTCTTGTGTTGTTGTTCCTAGTAATCCCATTTATTTATGATTTTTCTTGTTGTATTGTTTCTGTTTCTTCTTTATCAGCTACTTGAATTAAACCTGTGTCTTTCATAGTTATACCAGCTAATTCTAGTATTTTAATTACTAATTTAGTTTCTTCTGAAGCGTGAAGTTCAAAATCAACAGCATTCGTTGAGTTGTATAAAGCTTCACTATTTACAATTGTGTATGCCCATTGTACTTTTGTAGGCTTTGCAATATAATTACATGCTACGAGATTTATATTTGTAATACTCGTAGGATATATTTGAAAAGTCGTTGGTGTTAGTTGTATATAGATAGGGCGTTCTAACGTAGGTTGCGTTAATGGTGAATTTAATATATGATGTGCTTTGTTTTGATCAATTTTTTCTATTTCGACTAAACCACTGTGATTACTACTTGCTGCCAGTGTAGCATTATGATAATGTATTTCACCCATTTTATAATGAGTTGGAAAAGTGCCTATGCCAGCTGCTGTTAATCCGGCTAAATCTTGTCTAAATTTTTCAAATACATCAATTTTTTCTTTCAATGTATCTACTTGATCTGCGTAGATTGTGTCATTTCCTGGTCTTCTCATGAACTGAGATAAGTCATAGAAATATTGCTCAAATATTTCTAATTGCGCTTGATTTGCTAGTAAATTAAACTCTTGAGGTGTTACATAACCTCTTTGCTCTTTATTAGCAATTGCTAATACTTTTTGATATACAGTGTCTATACTTACTGCCATAATTTCTTTTGTTTATATAGTGTAGTCACCCGTATAGAGTGACTACTCTATAAAGTGATTTATAATTGTTTTAAAATATTTTGGTATATTTCCATACCATCATCTGTTTTAAAGTATGCAGCTAATGCTGAATAAGGATTTTCATCAAATGGAACGGTCATGACTTTTCTGTCATTACTTCCCCAATGAAAAGTTCTGTTGTCACTTGAAAGTCTAAGTAATCCAGCTTCAACAGCTTTAATACCAACATTTCTAAGTTCAACATTACCATCATTAACTAACTCTAAGAATAATTTAGGATTTCTTTTAGCATAAAGCATAACATCTCTTTTTATCTCCTTAGATGCCATGTTACTTACCTTATTACCTTGATCTACTCTTAATACCGCTTCTGCTAAATCTATTTCAATATTTCTAGCTGTATTTAAAGCTTCTAGTTCTAGTTCAAGTTCTCCTAACTCATCTTTAGCTTCTTCAACTGGATCAAACTCATAAAATAATCTATTTGCTTGAGGATGATATAGTGATAATAATTTTTGTAGTGTTTGTTTTTCTTTTGGAACATTTAATATTCCATCAGTAAAAGTTACGTGACCTAATCTAGCGTCACCTTTAAATTCATCTACAAAAGTTGTTTTTTGATTTTCTGTATATTTCAACTCTCTCTCATATCCCTTCTCATTATCAAACCAATAAATACCTCTACTTTGTATAGTATATGATAATGGTGATAAACCATCTCTTAAATAATATACTCTGTCTTTAATATCCCAGGCGTTTTTATCAGCAACGACTGGCGTTTTAACATCAACTGGCTCTTTTGCCACTGATGCTTTTTTCATAGTAACTTCTGTTTTAGAAGTTTTCTTTTTTGATTTTTCCATAATATAATATAATTAAATAATTAAAAAATAAAGGGCTAGGTGCCGAAGCACCTAACTCTTTAAAATAATGTATTAGTTAAGAATCATGAAGTTATTAGCTCCTTGAACAACTAAACATCTTTCTGATAGGTAATGTACCTCCATTGCATCAAGATCAGAAGTGATGTTTCCACCAACTGAACCAGTGATCCAAGTTTTCATTCTTCTATCATCAGATTGTGAAGCTCTGTATCTTACGTGTAAGAAAGGTCTTTTCATATTTCTACCTAAAGACTCATCATAAACAGTTGATACACCAGCTGGAATTACAACTGCTCTAACGTCGTTGTAATCGCCATCTACTTGACCTCTTAATGAAGCATCGTTTAGATATTTCCAGTCAGATTTGTAGAAGTCATAAGAACCTCTTCTGAAACCAGAGAAACCTAAATTTAATGCCATATCCTCATCGTTACTGAATACTCCGTAAGAAGTACCACCTGAACCATAAGAATTTTGTGCTGCAAGCATATCATCTATTGCTAAAGATACACTTCTGTTGCAGTACAACATGTTTTCTTCAATCGCACCTTGTCCATCAAATTTCTTAAGGATATTATCAAAAGATCCTAAGTCATCTGCTGCACTAGTACCAACGATACCAGAAGTAACGTGACCTCTGTCATTGATTGCTGCGAATAAACCTTCAGTACCAAAATCCGCACCAGCTCCAGATAATTCTGAATCTACTGCAGAAGAACCAGGTACACCAAGTTCACCTTCTATACATGCCATTTCTAAGTAATCAGAGAATCTAGCTCTTGTATCACCTTCAGCTTTTAAATACCATAGGTAACCATTTTGACCTTCTTCACCTGAAATTTCTACCCAACCAATAGCTGATGCGTCTGAACCACTTACTTCAAATTTATCTTTGATAATAATTGGTTTGTTCACATGAGATTTATGTTGAGGTGTTACTGCGTTAGACATTCCGCTATCTCCTTTTTTGAATTCAGATCCATAAACGAAGAAAGAACATCTAGCTGCAGCGTCATCATCAGTTGTAACAAATCCACTTACTGCACCAACAGTTGCTACTGCGTAAGGAAGAGCTGTTAAAGTACCTGCTGCTGAATCAGCTGCAGAAACATAACATTTTGTTATTGTAGGGCTAGACTCACCATCAGATAATACGATAGTTTGACCAACTCTAACACCGTGATTAGTTGCGCCAGTAATAGTACCAGCGTTTGCTACAGATACTCCTGTTACAGAGATGTGTAGTCTACCTTGTTCTGACCAGATTACTCTGTCAGCTGTCATAGCCTCTTCAGCACCTACTTGAGAAAGGAAACCAGAGATAGTTCTATTACCGAACACCTCAGCTTCTTTTTCTATAATATCAGGTAGATATTGTTGAGCCCAACCTTCAGTACTAGATGACGTAAAGTCAATATAGTTACTAGAAAGGGTTTGTTGTTTTGGGGCTGGAGTTGAGTTTAAATTCGACCCAGCCGTTGGGTTAATTGCTGCCATTTTATTTTAAATTTTAAATGTTTAAAGTTATTTTCTAATTTTAAATCGAAGTCTATCAGTAGAGTCGCCACTTATCGCTCTTACTTTTACACCACTAACATCTGTTTCATTAGTAGCTCTAGGAGACATATCAATGTTTTTAGATCGTGCAATACTTTCTTTAACACCGTCTGCTTTTCCTTGTTCGTAAAAATGATTTGCAACAGCATCAGCGTTCATAGCTGTAAACATAGATTTATGATACCCTTCAGCGTTATTAATTAGTTTACTTTTCTTATCTAAAAAATTAGATACAAAGTTATTAATATCACTTTGTTGTTCTTTAACTCTGTTTACATCTTTAACATTAAATCTAAACTTTTTATCTCCGACATTATATTCAAAACCTTTGAACTTGTCGTTAAAAACATTATTTGTTTTTTGTGTAAAAGTTGACCTTTGTTGTTCTAATGCTTTTTCTTCTACCTCGTTCTTCTCATTGTATCTATTAAAAAAATCAATTGCCTTTTTTTGCTCAGGATTTAACTTTGAGCCTGCTTTGATTTCCGCATAGTATTTAGACTTTAGCCCGTCTAAGTGGCTTTTAGCGTCGGCAACTTGCTCTTTAAACGCTAATTTCTTTCTCTTAACATCAACTACTTCATCTACTTCTTCATCGTAGTCAAATCTATCTTCTATAAGAAAATCAACTTCATCACTTGTTAAGTGTGATTTAGTTTGATTATAATACTCTCTTAATAAAGCTTTATCATCAAGTTTATTGTAATCTTGATTTAATTTTACGTAATCGTTAAGATCACCACCAGTTTCATCCATAAAGTCCACAACTTTTTGAATATTATCCGGTAGTTCTTTGCCAGTTTCTTTAGCTTCTTCTACAGCTTCTTCAACTGCTTCTTCAATTGTCTCAGCTTTATCTTCAACAACCTCATCAGTTTTTTCTTCTGTAATCTCTTCCAAAACTGGTTTTTCAGTTTCTTCTTCTTTGGTTTCAACCTTTTCCTCTTTAACTTCCTCAACAATCTTATCATTGACTTCTTCTTTAGGTTGCTCTTCTTCCTGCTTTTCTTCTGCAGAAGCTTTAGACATATCAACCTTTAACGGTTCATTGTCTACAGCCATTTTTTTCATTGACGGTTTTTTCTTTACTTTTAATTTACCATCATTTTCTGTTGCTTTCACTTCAGCAGCAGAATCAGTAGTCTCTTCTACCTTTTCTTTTTTTGCTTTTGCCATAATATAATATTATATAATTAATTAAACATATGTACTCTCGTACAATTTTTTTATTTTCCTATGTATGCTACAACCTGTCCCGCATTAACATCAATTTCAGTATATCTACCATAAATTGTTACGCCAGATTTTAAATCTAAGTTTGTGTTTGTTATTTGAACACCACCTGATCCTTCTAAATTAGTTTCAGAACCTGCAGCTAAATCATTAGCAGCATCCTCTGTGTTAGCGAATACAGTTGCTGTTTCTGCAACTAAACCACCTGAACTATCAAAATCAGTGTCAGTTATTGCTGTTATAGCAATAAACACACATCCTGTAGGAGGTTTAATAGCATCACTAGAAGCTGTTGTAAAAACAGATCCCATTATTTTGCCAGTCCAATCTTGTACTACTTTTGCCATTTTACTATTATTTATTTGTTAAACATATTATAATTCTATTCCGCCACCCATTATATCATTACCTGAAGACTCAAACTTTTTAGGTGGTGCTTGATTATTTCTTTGATCAATTAATTCAGATTGTTGACTAGCTTGTATTCTAGTTCTTTCATCTTTACGATCTTCTTTTGTACTCTCCTTCATCTTTGTGGTTTCAAGCTCTTTTTCTTTTAATTTCATGTTTAGCTCAAACTCATGATTCATTAACTCTTTCTTTAGATTAGCTTCTTGTTGTTGTTTTTGCTGCTCTAATTGACTCTTTGCAGTTTCAAGTTCAATTTTACTTTGTGTTAAAGCCTGTTGTTTCTGTACTTCTGCTTGAGCTGCAACTTGCTGCGACTCCGCGTTAGCTTGTGATTGCGCTTTTATATTCTGTTGTTGCATTGCTTGGTCTTGCTCTATTTTTTTCTTTCTTCTTAATTTAAGAAGTTGATTTGCAAGTTTTACGTTTTTAATTTCTCTTATATCAATAGCATCTTCTAGCTCAATGCTATTTTTTGCAATGGCGGCTTGTATGTTATTTTCTAACATTGCTTTTTCTTCTTCATCTGGTGCTAGTTCAATAAATATACCAAAATCATGAAGATGTAATGTAGACAAATCATCTAAAGTACCAACGTTATGAGCTCCAATAGCTTGTATAAAAGCTTCTCTTGTTGGTGAATACTCTAATACATCTGCGATTCTCATAGATAAACACTCACATAATTCTGAAGTTATTAACAAACCACCTTGTAATATATGTCTTGTTGCAACATTTGAATTAGCTGCTGCTAACTTTTGTACACCTACTAATGTATTAGCATCTGGCATACTACCGTCTCTTGCTTCATTTAATCCAGTAACATCTCTTATCATTTGTAAATAATAATTGTATGTCTGTATTAACGCTTGCATTTTATTACCACCACTACCACTTTGAATTTCTTGTATAGGTACTTTACCTGGATTACCATCTCCGTCTGCTGTTAATGATCTTCCAATAACACTACCAGTTTGGAAAAACATATTTAACGCTTCTTGTGGATTGTAGTTTGTACCGTTACCTAAATCAACTTCAGCTAAACCATCAGCGTCTAAATAAACACCATCAGGAACCATACGCGACATAACCTGTTGTAACTTTAAATGAGTTAACTGAATCATATCTGCAAAACCAGTTATTCTACGAACTAAAGATTCAATTTTACCTTTGTACATCCTTGGCGCACAAAGTGAATAATTCATTTTTACTTTGGTATAATCACTCTTAGGTCGCATCATGTTTTTTGACATCTCCCATTTAAGTAACTTTTTAGTACCTAATACTAAAGCGCCTTCATATAAGACTTCAATAGATTTAGATAGCTTACCAAATCTTTCATCTACAACTTCTAACGGCGGATTAAACGAATCATCTTTCATTAATATTTTAGATGCACCACTACCAGTTGTTTTAATTTTATAAACCTCGTTCATGTAGGTTTTATAGTTAAAATAAAGTATTTGTATTATATTATTATCAACGTTAGTTCTATCATAAACATTATTACGTTCTAATGATGATTTATGTATACCTTGTTGTGTTATTTCTTTTAGATCTTCATTGGTAAGGTTTGGGAATTGCTTTTTAAGCTCGTTGATAGGTATATTTTTTACTTCACCAATGTAGTATATGTCGTCAAAGTAAGGCGACTCAGTGTGTGAGTATATTATATTTGCAGGATCTACATAATCTATTGTTACACCCTCTGACTTAGTAAAGTTGTTCTTAACACACGCTAAGCCTATAACAGTTAAGTCATAATATAATCTTCTTTTTATTTGATCATACTTATTGCCTTGTAGTATAACATTTAAAGCTTGTTCTTCTGCGATCTCTATAGACTGCTTATATGTTAACTGCATATGTAAAGATAATTCCTCTTCATCTCTAGGTAAAGTTGCAGGATCATTTTCTGCTATAGTTATGCCAAAAGCTTGCTCAGAAAATTCATTTAAATCTTTAGTCTGCATATCTCTAATAACAGACTCCATATATTCTGTACGTTAACTAACGCCATAAGGATCTTGTGAATATGCTTTTACATCGTAAATTCTATCTGATATACCGTTTACAACTATATCTACAAATTTAGGTATAATTGGAACTGGTTTCCAATCTAAGTTAAGATATGATAAATCACCATTAATAGATAATTCATCTTTATATTTTTGTATACTTTGTTCTCCTCTCGCGTAAAGTCTTAACTTATGAAACTCCATTTGATTTGTGTTAAATCGATTAGCACCAGAGTCTCTACCAAACCACTCAGCCTCAATAGCTTGAGCTACTTCTAAGCCATATTCGTAGCTAGCTTTTTCTGCATCGCTAGCTATTTGACTAGGAAAATAACCTTTTTGTATTTGTACAGCCATATTTATTTTATTATTTTAGATGTGCTACCATGATTATTATATTTCATGATATTTAAATTTACTTTTTCTTTTTTTATTTTTGCGTTAGGAGCATATAAATGCCTATTACAAGCCATAACAGCTAAACCAGAACTTATAGCAGCATCAAATTTAGTTCTTTTATTTATATCAAATCTAGCCCAGTCGTTTAATGTCGTGTTAAAATACATATCACCATAAGTACCATCTTGCTTTAAACCAACGTGGTTTTGTATATACATTTCAATTGCTGCAGCGTGAGCTTGTTTTATATCTTCACTAGAGTTTGGTATTCCACCAACTTCTTTTTCTGCGGTAGATAATTTGTTCCATACTTTATCAGGTCTATTCATAGAATAACCTCTGTAACCTCTTCTTCTTAAATAGTATAGTAAACGAGGTTTGTTATTTTCTGCTAATAATGGCATGCCGTAAAATACCAATGACATCAAAACATCTTCAAAAAATATTTCAGCTGTTTGTGGTCTAGCTAGATATTCTAAAAAAAATGTGTTAGCAGGTGAATCTTCCATGCTAAACTTAGTTAAACCATGCAAAGCACCTTTTGATCCTTTACCGTCTACAGTTCCTGATATATCATAACTATCACAACCAAAAGCACCCATGTGTTCATTGCCAGGGTATTTAATGCCATTTTTAATACTAACATTATTTTGCAAATGTGGTTGTGGTGTCCATGTTATTTTAAATCTACCTTTTGGGTCTGGATAAAATATAACACTAGAATCTTTTACACCATTAACCCATTGAAAGTTACCTGTTGACATATGAGAATTTTTCGTATCCTCATTAAAATCTATTTGCTCGTATATTTTAATTAAGTTAAATATACTGTTTTGTGTTTCATCTCTAAAAGCGTGTTCTTCTGTTTTAGGAAACTGACGATAAAACTCATTTAAAGCATCTTGGTCATTTTTTAAACCTTCAGCTTCATTATCCCAATGCTCAATCACGCCTATATCAATTGAATCACCGTGATAATTAAACACTTCTTGCTCAGGTGTGTCAAAGACTGGTATGCCGTACTTGTCCATAAAGCCTTCATAGTTCCACTCCATTGGTATGAATAAACTATATAAGCCAGATTTAGTTTGACCATTTTTATTTCTTTTTGTTACATTAGAGTCTCTAAATAATTTTTTAAAATTATCACCACCTTTATCTAATGCGTTTGATGTACTTCCCATCATACACTTGCCAATTACCCTACTACCTAATCGTAAACATGTTTTTGTTACTCTCCAGTTATTAAGTATGTTATCAGGTCTTTCCCACTTACCACTTTCGTCGTGTACCAACAGATTAAGTTTTTCACCATCATAACTGTTATCTCCTGTATTTTTCCAGTCAATAGTAGTATCTAAACCTACTATTTCTTCAAGCTGTTCATTTGTTTGTAGCTTTTTTCTAGTAAACTTCTGAGCTGGTACCCTATACGCGAGTTCACTTTTTGGTCTGTCCATACCGTCTTGTATTGGTTTAAAAAAGAACGGATAGTTGACCGATATTGGTACCACTTTATCAGTAAACATCTTCTTAGCATCTGCACCAGATTTTGATAAAATACCAAATCTTGCATCACTCGAGATAGTAGCAGCGTTAACTGCCTCCGCGCTTGCCATAAACGAGAAGCCAGATCGTCTATTTTTAAGGTAGCATATTCCATAACACCTTGTATCTGCTTTACAAGCTTCCCAGAATATGTAGAATAATCTATTAGATTCTCTAAATTCAGGAGCACCCACATCAATTTTTGACCACTGAAGATACATATAGTGAGTACCGGTAATGTAAGTAGGCTTACCATTATTATTAAACCAAAAACCGTTTTCTCTACGATTAAATTCCTCATCTATATAATCAAACCATTTATCTTTTTGTTCGTTAGGATAATCCCTCCAGTCAAAAATGGTTTTTACGTTTTTTAATGCTTTTGGATATTCAAATTGTTCCCAGTGTTGTTCTTGTTTCTTTTTTGATCTACTATAAATATTAGTAGCAGGTGGTAATGCTATTTTAAAATTTTGTATTTCGTATATATCACCAATTACACCTGTTTTACTTATAACTACAATATCGTGTTCTTTATTGTACCCATATTTCCATTTCTTACCTTTGTTAAGTCTTTTAAGCGTGTTAATTCTTATAGGCTCAACAATTTTATATAAAGTTTGTTTGTACATTATTTAGACCTTCTTTCAGCAAAACCTTTAAATGTTTTTTCCCTTTTTTCTAAAGGTTTATTTTCTAGTATTGCTTCTTCTTCTTGAATTCTAGTTAGTATTTCAAAAGCATCAAATATAGCTAATTTCTTTGTAGCTGCTGCGTTTTTTAATCTGTCTGCAGAAACATCATCTTCTGAATCAACAATTTTTTCTTTTGCTACTTTTATTAATTCATCAACTGCCTTGTAACCAGCTTGGATTATATTCTTCTTCTTTTCCTTTATATTCATATTTAATTGAAATCTCTTGCGTAAAAACCCTATATAGCTTTTCACCATCAATAATAAATTCGTATTCACTATCTGGTGTAAAGCCAACTAAATCACCTTCTTCTATCATCCTTAAGCTTTTATCTAAATATTTCATAACACCCATTAAAGGCTGTTCTGTATTAGTATCAAACTTATTATAAGATTTAATTGGTTTTACAAAACAAAAGCCCTTTAAAGCGTTCCACTTATTATTTCTTTTGTATGCAAAAACCTGATCTTCTCTGATAGCGTAAGTTTTTTCGTTTATATAGCTTTTACTATTTTTTTCTACACCTTGCATATTATGCCACCTTCTAAATACATTATGATGTACTATTACAGTATCACCAGGTTGTACTTCTGTTTTTACAAGTGTTGGTATAGAAATCACTTTCGCTTCTCTATTAACATGCTGGTGATGAAAGATCTCCGTATTTAATATGAGTTCTTTATCACCAACTTGTTTTTTGTTATTATATCTTGATCCTATTGGCTCAATTATAAAGTCATAAAGACTATGCATCAATATTCAAGATTATATTCTACCGACACCGCCATATTTTTATTGAAATCTTTCCAAGGTAAAACATCCTTGTTTTTTCTAATATAAATACTGTACTTAGTGTCTTTTTCTATTATATCACAAATAGTATGCCCGCCGTAGACCTCTTGTCCAACAGCGTAGTGCATAGCTTCATTTTTATAGTCTTTACCAATACTTATCTTACGTATTAGCTTGCTCATCTTCTTCTGGTATTTCTTGTATTGTACCATCGGTAATGTTGATACTCACTTTACCATACTTTTCTTCAAGAACTTTTTGCATGTCTTGAACATCTTTCTGCATTGCATTAATTGCATGCACTAACGTATGCTTCTGTGATTCAATACCACCAAGCCTCAATTGAGCGTTGTTAATTTGATTTACTTGATCTTGAAGTTGCTTTAACTCCTCATCAGTGATTTTTTCTACTTTTTTATTCATAATTAATTAAATTTTAGTTAAAATTATACTTTATTACTATTACACAAATAATAGTATTCTTAATACGCTATTGTCATAGTCTATTAAGCGTCTGCCATATCCTTATAAAGATCCATTGCTTTTGCAGCAACATAAGCCTGTTTTACAGGGTTTTTTGCGCTATCTTTTAAGTCCATATCAAACGATCCGCTAATTGAGCAGATGTGACTATTAGGATTTCCATCCCTAGCTGCTTTATCTTTATAAACATTTGCGTGCCAATTTCCAACTGTAGTTTGTACCCATCTAGTATCATCTACTTGAGGTGTCTTTATTGTACCATCAGAATTGAACACAGCTGCAGTTTTTACGTAATTCTCAGAATTGCTATTAGAATTCCAATTTACGCCAGAAATTTTTACGTAAGCATCAGCTACTTCGATGCCTTTGTAATCATATTTACCTTTTAATGCCATGTTTTTAAATTTAAAATGTTAAACAAATTAGCTGTTGCCAGCTAAATATCTTATTACACCTTTATCGTGTATTTTACTTCTCAGGTTCTACAATCACCTTACCATCACTATCTGTCCAATCAGTATCTTTCATATGCTGATCTTGTCTTTCACCAACTACCATCCAAGATATTGTTGCTGTTGATGATGCATTTTGAGATTCAATGGTTAATTTATTTCCTACCACGCTGCCTTTTACTAAATCCCAATTTGATTCATTTGTTGTGAAGCATTGTACGTTAGTATTTAGTAATACAAATGTTCCTTCTGTCATACTAGAAACTGTATCAATATTTATTTCAGCTTTACCATCTACTAAATCTACTTTACCTCTGTATATTAAATCAGCTTGAGGACCTTCAATAAATGAATGTACTAAATGATGCGTACTTCTTTTCGATGCTAATGGGTGATCTATTTTAAATGAACCACTACCTTTAGATAATGCGTTTGTGAAAGCTGCACTACCACTAGCGTTAAGTTGTAATATTTTATTACCATCAGTCCAAAATGACATTGCGTTAGTAGTTTTTAATTGCATATTTGAACTACTTGCTACATTTTCCATTGTCATAGTTCCACCACTAGTACTTATGTTTCCATACGCATCCCAATCATTTGTTGCACCAAATTGTATTGCTGCGGCATTAGCTGAATCCATTACCACTTGATGTGAACCTAATGATCTTACATAACCTGTTCCTGTTAATTGGCCTGCAAAAGTTCCATTTCCAGAATTATCTAATTCAAATTTAGTAGCAAAAGCTGAAGTCATAATTTCAAAACCTCCTGAATCTGCACCAATATACATTCCTCCTGCTGAACCACCAGACCTAAATAACCCAAGTTGTGCAGTTGCATTTGTGGTAGTAATTCTTGGATAATTATTAGCATCATTAGTAACAAAAGTTCCAGAGTTACCAGTATTTAATGATGAACCAGTACCACTAACAGTAACGTTCCCTGCAAAAGTTGCTGCGCCATTTCCTCTAACATCAAATAAAGTTGTTCCAGGTTGGTCTGTTATTTTAAGTGCATATTCAGTTGCTGAACTACCTGCTGCTACTAATAATCCATTTGCGTCATCTCCTGTACTTGCATTAAGAATTTGTGACTGCCAACCACCTTGTGTAGTACCACTTGCAATTAATTGCCCTGAAAACGTTGCAGTTGAATCTGTTAATGTTAAT